CTCGATGAAGAAGCGACTTTTGGTACCGGGGCGTTCGGAGTATTCCAGGGCGACTATAAAAATCCTCTTGTTTTCAAATGTTGGTCCCTTCAGACACTCAGGATCTCACAGTCGACAGACGAATTCGTAGACACTCTTTACTTCGATGAAAAACCCACCATTGAACAGCTCGTCAATACCTATGGCATAGAAAACGTAAGCGCTTCCGTCAAAGAAAAATATAAAGACGAAAAGACACGTTTAGAGAGAGTGCTTATTTGTATTGCGATTGAACCCCGTACGAACGAAGACAAAAAAGACGCGCCAAAGGCCGGGAATAAAGCCATGCCTTTTGCGACATACCATTTTGAAGTAGATAATAAACATATCCTTAAAGAGAGCGGGTATACAGAACTTCCTTCGAAAGTAAGTCGTTGGTATAGGCTCGCGAACGAAATGTACGGCAGAAGCCCGGCTATGGACGCGCTTCCGGCAATCATGCAGCTTAACGCGCTTAAAGAAGCCTTCATTGTGGGTGTCGAGAAGAAAGTTGAGCCTCCGCTATACACAATGGATGATGGCAGTCTCGGCGCCGCGGTAGTAGACACTTCTGCGGGCGGTCTTTCAGTATTCAATGTATCGGGCCGTCTCAATGGACAGCCGCCGGTCGGGGTAATATTCGATGTAGGAGAGTTACAAAGTCTTGTCACAGCCATCGAAGGCTTCCGTACCGAGATAATGAACCATTTCCTTATCGATAAGCTATACGACCTCAATAACAAAACCCGCATGACCCTCGGTGAAGCCGAGATTCGCTATGACATAAGATCCGATGCGCTGTCGAGTGTTTACTCTCGTATATTTAACGAACAGCTTACCCCCATAATCGAACGGTCAGTAAATATACTATTCGAAATGGGGTTATTGGGTATAAGCGAAATGGATGAGGCCCGGGATAAAATTTTGAAAGCGAATGGGATAGATCCGATAGAGATTCCCCAGGAAATACAAGACGCCATTCTATCCGGGAAAGATTTTTACGAGATAGAATACATATCACCCGCGGCGCAGTTACTAAGAGCGTCAGAAAAAGCGGGAGTGAATGAAACTGTTAACGCAGTGCTTGCGTTGGCCGCGGTCGATAAATACGCTATGGAATATCTCGACGTAGGAGAGACGATAGAAGCTATAAGAGATTTAGGCGGATCTCCTTCGCGTATACTTGTGGCTATGGAAACTGCTAAAGCCAATATACGTTCTCGAAAACAGGCGGAAGCTGAAGCTCTTGAAGTCGAAAAAGCGCGTCTTGCGTCAGAAGCGGCGAAGAATGTCGCGGGAGCCGGCAAATCCGGAATGGAAGCGACAATGGTAGGACAGCCGGCATGAAGAAAAACGAAAAGGCCGCCGCGCAATATTTGAAGATGGTAGGTGTCGTCTCAAGAGTTGCCAATACCGAAGACGGAAGAGCGCTCTTGAATTTTTTATATCGAGATACGGGATTTGCTTTACCTTCGACAGTTGTGACGAAGACAGGAAAAGTCGATGTAGAAGGAACTTTTCACAACAACGCCCGCCGGGACGTATATCTTCGGCTAAGACAGTTTATGATACCGGAAGTCATAAAATCTGTCGAATTGGATTTCAAAGTAAAAGAAGAAGAGGAGGTACCCAAAGATGGCAACAGGAGCTAATGGCGGTGGAAATGGTGGCGGAGGAACAGGGCCCGCGGGCGGCGGAGCAGCTCCGCAGCTTACAAATTTAATCCCTGAATCATACCGAGACAGAGATTGGGTCAAGCAGAATACAAAAGACCCGGAATCCTTTTTTAAATTCGTTGATAATCTGAATACAGTCGTAGGGAAAAAAGGCGTTATTATCCCCGGAGAGAAAGCCACTCCGGAAGAGATAACCGCTTTTCGTTCCGCGCTCGGAGTACCGGCTAAACCTGAAGAGTATGAGTTTGCCGAAATCGAAGAGTTAAAAGGCTCGAAGAGAATACCCGAGACAGACGCAGCCGTCAAAAAGCTCATGCACGATGCCGGGATCCCGAAAGAAGCGGCGAAGAAGTTACAGATGGGCTTCGAGAAGATGATGTATGCTGAACACAAGAAAATGTTGGACGCCAATAAGGCGCTCGACGAAGCCTTCGATAAGGAAACGACAAAGCTCTTCGGAGATAAGAAAGAAGCAGTAATCGCGAACGCGAAAAAGCTCATAGAAGAAAACGCGGGTCCGGAAGTGCTTCCGATGATAGATAAGCTCGACAATAATGCGCTTATCGTATTGACGGCCGCGCTTAACGGTATCGTCAATAAGTATGTCAAAGAAGACGCTTTTCGCGGAGGCGGCGGTGGTGGCGGGGGCGGCGCAGAGACTTACGAAACTCTTTCTGCGCAGCAAAGAGAGTTGATGAAGAATCCCGCGTTTACAGATTTCCGTCATGCGGACCATCAGAAAGTTATGGATCAGAATAAGAGTCTGATGGATAAGATGCGCGCGATTAAAAAATAAATTTGCTTTTTTAAAGTTATTAGTGTATATTTACAAGTGATATAGCGGGGAGCGCATTCGCGTCCGTTATATTCGGGGGCACCCACCCACAGGCGGTGCACCGGCGTCCGTTGTTGCGGGGAGCGCCATTAGACAAAAATGGTAGTTTAACGTAACAACGGAGGTTTCACATGGCAGCTCCTATAGATAATGTCCTAATAACACAGTTCAGTAATCTTCTTCACGTCCAGGCGCAGCAGACCAAATCCCGGCTTATGGGTCGTTTCAGATCAATACCCATGACCGGCGATGAATGGGCCTATGATGGCACCGGCCAGGTCCAGGCGCGCACCGCTAATGAGCGGAACCCCAGGATCAATCCTACGAACCCCGATTTCACCAGGCGTAGAATGTTGAGAGACAGGGTTGTCGTCGAACTCATTGTGGACAACCGCGATGTAAGAGGTATGTTCGAGAACCCGAGCTCTAAGCTCGTTCGCGACTGTATGTACGCGATATACCGAAAAGCGGACGCTATCGGTATCGCGGCGCTGTTCGCTGATGTAGCGACAGGCCGTAGGTTCGATACCACGGTGACATTCGCCGGCGGCGGCGGTCAGACCGTTAACGCGACGGCCGGGTTGACGTACGCGAAGCTCCTCGAAATCAGAGAGAACTTCCGTTCGAAGGAAGTCGGAACCGATATGCCTGAGAACATCGTTCTCGGTATTTCGGAACAGGAAGAGACACAGCTCTTCAACATCACTCAGCTCACATCGGGTGATTTCAGCCGTCAGTACGTTGTCGATAAGGGCCAGGTTGTTTCTGCGCTCGGTATGGACATCGTGACTTTCGGTAGCGCGGTAGACAACCCGCAGCTCGCGGTCGCTTCTTCAGTGAGAAGCTGCTTCGCCGCGTCCACAGAAGGTATCATTTATGGTATGTCGAAGGAATTCGGAGTGAAGGTTATTCCGGATTACCCGGGATATATCGAGAGCACGTATATCCAGGTTCTCGGTGAGATAGGCGCTGTCAGGGCCGACGAGGACAGGGTTCAGAAAGTCACCACGACCGCTTCGTAAGCGGACGTTACGTATTTCCCCTCGGCCATAATGGCCGAGGGGCTCTTTAAAAACTAAACTTACGGAGGGTTCAATCATGGCAGTCATAAACGCGTATGTGTCCACCGACACACAGAATGTGAAGCAGAGCGGCGGAGAGCCGATAGTCATGGTGACGCAGTTCGAAGTCGCCGCGGCCGATTCCGACGGTTCGATTTATCGCTTGTTCAAGGTGAACAAGAATCTTGTCCCGGTTCGCATCGATATTAACTGCGATGCTATGACCGGTTCAACGGCCTGGGATCTCGGCGTCTATAAGACGCTCGAGAACGGCGGCGCTGTAAAAGACGCCGACGTAATGATGGCGAACGCGGACCTGTCCGCGGGTAAGGCCATCGGCTCCGAGCAGAACGGTTTGGCGGATCTCACTATCGCTAAAATCGGGAAGCAGATATGGGAGCTTGCCGGCGAAACCGACGAGAACGACGCCGACGATACGTATGACCTCGCGTTAACGGCCGATACGGTCGGAAGCGCGGCGGGCACCGTAGCGGTACGCGCGATATTCGTCAAGACCGCTTAGTATCAACGTAGTTAATAACCTGAAAAGCGTACCACCCACCGCATAGCGGGCCGGCGGTACGCTTTTTTGGGATAAGGAGTGCTTATGCCGGCAATACTCAGTGAAGTTGACCTTTGTAATATGGCCTTAGATTTACTGAAGATCCCGCCTATTACGAATATCCGTGACCCTAAAACACAGGCAGAATCTACCTGTAGCCGATGGTATGATACTACCCGGCGACAGATTCTCCGGGATCATCCCTGGAATTTCGCCAAAGCCCGAGCCGTGCTCTCGAGGAATGCAACGGCGCCTCTATTCGGGTACCCCGACAAATACGCATTGCCTAATAATTTTATAAGGCTGCGCTTTATTGGGGATGATGTGGATAGCCTGTTGATATACGACTATCAGATAGAAGAGGGTTTTATCTGCATAGATAACAGCGGAGGGGATTCGCTCAATATAGGGTATATTAAGGATCAGCTCAATGTCAATGAGTATGATGAGCTCTTTAAGAACTACCTGGCACAGCTCTTAGCCTACAATATGGCGTATGCTTTTAGTGGGAAAGAGACGCTCCGCCAGGGGGTTAAAAAGATGTTAGATGAAACCCGTATGTCGGCCAGGGCGATTAACGGTCAGGACAACCCCCCGAAACGTATTACCCGTAGTAAATTTATGGGGGCGCGCAGAACATACGCCACAGGACAGGTTAACCGATCTAATCCTGAAATAATCCCGGGGGCATAAATGCAAAGATCCAATCCTCTCTTCAATTTCGCGGGAGGCTTGCTTACTAAGAAACTTTTTGGGCGTACCGATTTACCTACATACCCCATAGGGTCTTCTATTCTTCGAAATTTTATAGGAGAGGTCCAGGGTCCCGATTCGTTTAGATGGGGCTTTCGATACGTCATTCCTACCCGGCTCAATGGAATTACAAATCTTATCCCTTTTATATTCAATGACGACCAGGCATATGCTCTTGCTTTTTCCGACGGTAAATTTCGTGTATTTTCGGATGGTGGGGTAATTACCGAAGATGCTAAAACGATAACAGGTATTGTTATAGGCACCGGCGTTATCACTTCAAATACGCATGGGTATTCTACAGGAGATCAGATACTCATATATGATGTGGTAGGCACTACTGAGCTAAATAATAAATATTTTCTTGTCGTGAAAATAGATGCGCATACATATACCTTGAAAGATCTTGACGGTAACGCGATAGATATGTCAACCTATGGCACATATATATCCGGGGGTAAAACCGAAAGAGTATATGAAGTAACCTCACCGTATGCTGAAGCCGATATTTTTGACTTAAAATACGCGCAAAAAGCCGACCTTATGTACATAGTCCATCCGGACTATGAGCCCCGAAAACTTATTCGTAGTGGGGAAACGAGTTGGTCGATTTCAACTTTTATTCGAACAGAAGATCCTTTTACGGTGGCCATCACCGGTGCTACTCAAGCCGCCGCTTGTCAGATTACCGCGACAGATCATGGGCTTGAGACGGGAGATGTAATCGAAATTTATGGCGTGGTAGGTATGACACAGCTTAACGGAAATACGTATTCTGTGGTTAAGACAGGCGCTAATACTATAACGCTTAAAGACCCCGATACACTTGTCGATATAGACAGCACCGGGTATACCGCCTACTCTTCCGGTGGGTACCTCTTCAAACAAGGTAATATGCCCGGTGCTGTTGGTTTTTATGGCGGCCGAGTATTTTATGGGGGTACTAATGATGATCCTGAAACTTTTTATGGAAGTCGCGCGCCGGATGATGATGGCACGCCCCGTTATGACGATTTTACAGTAGGTACGGACGCAGCCGATGCTATCGTATTTCCTATTTCTTCGCAGAACAACACCGCCGATAGGATCCGTTGGTTTGCGGGCACGAATAAATTTTTAGCGATAGGTACTTACGGGGGTATATATAAAGCATATGGGGCGACAGAAGGCGCGCCCATTTCGGGTACAGATATAACGGTACAGCCTGTAGATTTTTATGGAGCACAGAATATTCTTCCCGTTCGTGTTGGCACAAGCCTTTTTTATGTACAAAGAGGCGGCCTTGTTCTTAATAGATTTGCGTATAGTATTCTCGACGACAGTTATTCTTCAGAGGATCTAAACGTATTATCGGATGAGCTCACTAATACCGGCATAAAACAGCTTACTATTCAACAGGGACGTTTGAATATTATATGGGGTGTAAGGAATGACGGTATACTCTTAGGCATATCCTCCAAAGAGCAAGAAAAAATAGCATCATGGCATACGCATTATATGGGGGGTACGGACGCTAAAGTACTAAGTGCTTGTGGAGAGCCGCAGCCGAACAATAATGATAATCTTTGGATTGTTGCCGAACGTACTATAGATGGGGTCACTCGTCGGTATATGGAGTATTCGATTATGGATCCTGTACTCCCGGAAGAAGAAGACTACTACACTGACGCGGAGAATGAAGAGACGGATATAGACGCTTTCCATAACGTACAGTATGAAACCGCGAAACAACTTGTAAGAGTTGATTCGTCTTTAACGATAGATACTTCTCAAGAAGTGACACTTACTCCCGATGCCGTTACCGGGGACGGGATTACTTTTACCGCCGGCGGGAACGTATTCACTGCTGACGATGTAGGACGAAGAATATATCGAAAATTTGTAACCGGGTATGAAAGCGGTATCGCTGAAATAGTCTCTTATGTCTCTCCGACAGAAGTGACCTGTAATATTTTAGTTGATTTTGATAGTACGGACGCGATACCGGCGGAATGTTGGTATCTGACGGTAACGTCTTTACAAGGGTTAGATCATTTAGAAGGCGAAGAAGTTAAGATAGTGGTCGATGGAGCCGTTCATCCGGTACAGACAGTTACCGACGGCGAAATCACTCTTGATTCGCCGGCAACAGTTGTCCATATCGGTTTAGGGTATAGGGGATGGCTTAGAACAATGCCTCTTGAATCGCGAAGCCTTTCCGGATCTTCTATGGCTATGACTTCGACCATAAATAAAATAGGCATTATGTTCAGACACTCTCTTGGCGTGAAATATGGCACAAGCCCCTATATACTTGAGCAGATGGTATTTCGTACAACGAACGACCGCGTGGGGCAGCCCCCGCCGCTATTCTCCGGGGTAGTTGAAGTCAATATCGCGGACGGATATGGGTTGCAAAAATTTATAAACATTATTCAGGACGAGCCGTTACCGTGCACTATTCAGGCCATAATACCGTTCGCTGATGTGACGGAGGAGCAATGAAAACATTTCCTTTTCATGCAGAACACTTGAAAATAATGGATATGCGCGCATATGAGCGCGATAAAGTGTACCCCTATCTTCCGCAAGAGATGCTCGATTATTACTCGTCTCTTGGACACGCGTATACTTTAGTTAAAGATGGACGTATAATAACGTGTATCGGATGGGTGCCTTTATGGCCCGGGGTGTACGAAATATGGCAGATACCTTCCGTCTATGTCGCGGAAGATCCTCTCGATTATGTAAAGACGCTGAAAGAGTTCATTACCGTATACACGGAGAAGCTGAAAGCCCATCGTATTCAGACGCATTCTCCGGCGGATAAATTACACGATAGATGGATGCAATTTATGGGTTTTGAATGTGAAGGAACTTTATTACAATACAGTCGTTTTAAGGAAGACTATCGATTGTGGAGCCGGAGGTTTTCATGGGAGCAGTAGCAGTAGCCACTACGGCCATTGGTGCCGGGCTAAGTATATACCAGGGGGTACAACAGAACGCGTCTTTTAAAGCCCAGGCGGCGACTACGCGCTCATACGGTCAGATACAGCAATTTGAGGCTAATCGTGAAGCGGAGCGTATCGAAGACGACGGTAATCGTTTTGCGCAAAGACAAAAGTTAGCGTATATCGGCAGCGGAGTTGAATACGGAGGATCTGCTGTCGTCACCATAGCGCAGACGAAAAAATGGGCCGCGGCGGAAGCAAGCGCGAAACGCGCTCGAGGAGCGGCGCTTATGGATTACAGTATGCAGACAGCCCGTATTCAGGAAGGGCAAGGAAGAGCCGCTCTTGTAGGCGGTTTTGCTGATGCGACAGGTAAGGTATTCAATTATGCTGAAGCGAAAGGGTGGATAAAATAATGGGTTCTATTCCTCAATATCAAAGAGAGCAATTCGCTTCTACATATGTTGGAGGCGCACAGCGCGATGATAGTGGCGCCGCTATAGCCGGAGCGGTACAAGAAGGGGTCGTGGAGCCGGCCCGTAAATCGGCTATTGCTAATTTAAAAGCAAGAGAAGACGCGGCTACCGATTTACAGGCGAACAATGCTGTTATCGAATATGGCCTTGCAGTTCAAAAAGGCTTAGCAGATCTTCAAAAGACGTATGCCTCTGATCCTAATAAATACATAGACGCGTCTCAAGCCTTCCTTCAGAAAGAGGCGGATTCTTTTTCCGGTTCGATAAGTGATGATAGAGTAAAAACAAAGTTTAACGCCGCGGCGGCGACAATGAAACGCGCGGCCATTACGCCGGCCTTCGAATGGGTACAACGTCAACAGGGTACAATAGCCACTCTATCTGTGGAATCGGCGGCCAGGGCAACCGCACTCGCGGCGAGTAAAGCCCGGACGATAGAAGAATACAAGCAAAACGTGGCAGCGCTCGATGAGACAGACAAATTGGCTGAAGGCATAGTAGACCTCAAAACTCGGGAAGAGATCAAAGCTAAGGCCCATAAGGCTTCAATAGAGGCATTTATTTTCAATAACATACAGAATGACCCTATATCCGCGAAAAAGATGTTGGAAAGCGGTAAACTCGACAAAATGCCGGGCTTTGACGCGGCCCTTAAAGCAGAATACATATCTAAGGCAGAGACAAAACTCAGGTCAGATCAGCGCGCCCTTCAAAACGATATGAGGGACAATGCTAACCGTATGAGTATGCGGGCTATCGCCGGCGCGGTATCGGTCGAAGAGATAGAAGCCGCGATGGAATCTACGGATCCCGGAATCCGCATATCCACTACCGATGGCAAGACCATTTTAGGGGCGCTTGTCCGGACAGTCAGGACAGATGCCGAGGATTTGGCTAATCGAGACAAAGAGGCGCGTAGTTATCTCGATATGCTCGAAAAGTTTGTAGACGACAATGTGGACCGCGCGCAATTTCAACAGAAAGTCCTTCAAGTCTATCAGGACGGCCATAAAGACGGCCAGGAGCTTGTGTTCTTATCGCAGTTGAAGAATGATTTGAATAACATCGAGACAGTGAAAAAACGTCAAGATGTGGCCCGGGCTATCGATTCGGCGGCCGCGACTTTTAAACAGCTTGGAATTAACACCGAGAAAAAAGCCGATTTTATGAAAAGCCTGGTATTCAGTATCTATGCTAAAAACGCTAATCCGGACACAGCCATGCGACGAGTAGCGGGGCAAGCGTTAGTCGAACGGCTCGGTATTACCGATACAACTGTTATAGATAAAGAGGGTTTAACTTTTAAAGACAGAAACGGAAAAGGCATAACGATATATCGTTCTCGGGTACCTAATGAAGACGACGTATATTACTATAAAGAGGTAAGTCCCTAATGGCTTTTTTAGATCCTAAAAATACAGAGGGTGGCGATAAGATAGATTGGTCGACCATGAAGCCGGTATACGGAGGCAAGTCCGATTCGGCCGTGGCGACAGAAGATGCGCTGTCTTCTCAGATAGATTGGGGCTCGATGAAAGCCGAAGAGCCTAAAGCCGGAATGCCGGCCCCGACAGTCATAGATCCTGTCGAGGGCTACTACTCGAGAAGCCGGATAGATAAAGCATTACAGCTTAGTCGAGATATGATGCGGTTCGCCATCCCCTCTATGGAAGAATTACCTTCGCTTATTCCCGGGCAGAAGACCGGTGTTCCGAATGTGATAAAATTTGCCGGGCAAATGACGCAAAAAGCAGCGATGCCGTTAGTGCCTGTTGAGGGGATGGAAGAGATTTTTAACGCCGCGACAGATGTACTTTTTACGCGTCCTTTATCTGCGCTAACTGCTCTTGCGGTTGATACACCTTTTGACGGTTCGGGGCGTACAGGTGTTCTTGAGACAGTGTACAAAGGATATACACAGCCCGAAAAATATCCGCCGACGGAAATGGTAACTGCTCTTATTGATTCAGGAATGGAGCCCACTTCCGCTGCGGTGCTCGCCACATTAGGACAGTTTGGATTTTACCTGGGCGCCGGTGAAGCTATGGCGAATGTAGTTACGACAGGCAAAGTGAAATTACTGCAAGGCGCGGTCAAGAATATAGGCGATGCTGTTCAAGAAGCGCAAGGGCAAGCCGGAGCGGTGGTTTCCTTAAAGCCTGAAATTGCTAAAGCCGTCGCGGAGCATTCCGATTTAGCGACTGTTGTAGATATATACGCGAAGAGTAAGAATTTTAGGCTACTCCGTAATCACGGTTCGGTCGAGCTACTGTCGTCGGGAGAAGTGCCGTTACTTGAAGGCCCTGGGGCTAAAGTTCCAAAAGATATTAAGACGTTTGGGATTAAAGCACCCACTCAAGGACGTTTTTCTATGCAAAGTGAACTCGGCAAGGCTTTTGGAAAAATAGAAGGCACGGAAGCCAGTATTTCAGGTATAGAGGCCGCGAAAAAAGGTCAAGGATATTTTGAAAAAGTAATCGAAGATCTATCTAAAATGGGGGTTAAGACGCTCCGAGTAAAGATACAAAGCGAATCTTCCCGAGCGGCGCTTAAACGATTGGTAGATAAAGGAGTATTGGTTAACCCTCGCGATTTAACCGGGGTAAGTACAGATGAGTACCCTACTACTTTCGATATAAAAGGTAAGACCGAAAAGCCTTCGCAAAAAACTTCTGAAGTTACTCAAGATACCGGCGACACATACGCGCTTAACCGTGATATAGCTCTCGCTAACGAACAGAATGCCACTCCAATCCGTGACGCTATAGCTCGGACGGGCGAGAGGATTAGCGAAGAGGCTAATCGTGCTTTTGTTCCTGTCTCTACTCGATTCGCTAAGATATCCGAAGACCTGAAGCACGCCCTCCGTAAGTTCGAATTCAGGCAAAGGAGAGCGACATTCGCGGATCTTGAGAAGGTTAAACCTTTCCTGGACAAGTATTCGAAACTGCCGCCTAACGATGCCTTAGATTTGGATTTTGCGCTGAAAAATAGAGACGCGGCGAAGGTCGATGAGATTATAAAACGGAATGATATGACGAAGGAATTTGAGGCTGTCAAAGCTCTTCTCGACGATATACACGCGCGGGCAACCGCGGCGGATATAGGGCTCGGGTTTATTGAAGAGTATTTTCCGCGTCGGATAGGGGATTCCGAGGGATTCTTGCAGTATCTCCGTAATTCGGAAAACTGGAATGCCATAGATCAGGCCATCGCTATTCAGGAAGAAGCTCAAGGGTATGCGATGCTCGATACTGAGAAAGCGGATTTTATCAATAAACTTCTGCGTGGTAACGGTGGTACCGGCATATGGCTTCGTTTACCCGCGAATGTTAAGGCCCGTATCATTGATGTTATAAAGCCGGAGATGAATCAGTATTATAAAGACAGCGCCCAGGCCCTTCTTGATTACATAGAAGGCATGGACATGGCTATAGAAACACGTAAGTTTTTTGGTAAAGGTGAAGGGGAGATAGAATCGAGTATCGGAAATTACGTAAAAGAATTGCTCGATGAGGGGATGATAGATACCTCTCAGGCGAAGGCTGTCCGGGATATTTTAAAAGCGAGATTCAATCAAAAAGGTACGCAAGGACTATGGACTACATATAAGAATCTATCATATCTTGCGACGATGAATTCTCCTCTTAACGCTATCACACAGATAGGAGATTTGGCTTTTGCTCTCTATAGAAACGGGTATTTCCGAACGGGAAAAGCTCTCTTTACTAAAGGGTTGAAAAAGGAAGACGTCGGCATTCATAATATCGCTCAGGAATTTTCGGGTGACGCAAGCCTTTCGAATAAGGCCGTTACTCAAGTGTTCAAAGCCATAGGGCTCGATAAAATAGACAGGATAGGTAAAGAGGCGCTTATCAATAGTTCATGGGAACGTCTCAAGAAGGAAGCGGCTACCCGAGGAGACGAGCTTTTGCCGGAGTTAGAGATGATTTTTGGGGAAGAGGCCCCTCAAGTATTGGCGGATCTTAAAGCCGGCGACGCGAGTGAGAACGTAAAGTATCTTCTCTTCTCTGAACTTTCTGATTTTCAGCCGATATCGCTGTCGGAGATGCCCGAGTATTATTTACGCGGCGGTAATTGGCGTATACTGTATATGCTTAAATCGTATACGTTGAAAGTCATAGACGCTTATCACAACGAAGTTTTTAGGCAGATGAAGACAGATCCGGTTAAAGGTATGCAGAACTTTATCCGGCTTACCGCGGCGCTTACCCTTATGGGGGTAACGGCCGATTGGCTTAAAGATTTTATCTTGGGTAAGACAAAAGAGCTATCGAATTATGTCCTGGACAACCTTCTCAAGACGGCGGCGCTCAATAAGTATACGATAGCGAACGCTAAAAAAGAAGGAATAATAAACGCTTTTTGGCAGTCGATAATGCCCCCGACGCCTTTTGTAGATACAGTCGCCCGGGATATGATGAGTAAAAAAGATATCGCGGATTGGAAAACATGGAGTAAAATACCATTCGTCGGTACTTTTTATTATTGGTGGCTCGGAGGCGGCTCAAAAGAACAAAAAGGACCCGCACGCTACAGGTAGTTTGATTTGCTTTATCTGTAACGTATGGTATACTTTAATCATAATAATAGCATATAAGCGAAGGGGTGCGGACAATGGCGATAAATGAAGTTGTGACTAAAATTGAGGAGCAAGGTAATGGCACGAAAGTCGATTTTGACTTTCCATTCGCCATATATGAAGTAACGGATCTTGTCGTCTATAAAGTAGTGCGCGCGACAAAAGCCCTGGGGGATCCTCTCACTTATGGTGTTGACTATACTGTGGCTTTTGACCCCGGCATAGAGAGTAGCGGCACTGTCACATTCACAGTAGCGCCGACAACGCTTGAAGATTCACTCATTGTAAGTGCTATCCCCGCCACGCAGACAGTGCGGCTTCCTATCAACAGTAAATTCAGAGAAGAGCAGATGGAAAGCATGGGCGACCGTGTTACCCGTGTCGTACAGCAAGTTAAAGAAGAGGTCGACAGGGCTATAAAAGTTAATCTCCCCTTCGCTATTACCGGTACACTTCTTGATCCTGAGCCGGGTATGATTATAGGGTGGAATAGTACGGGGGACGGTATACAGAATTATACCCCAGGCGCTACCGGCCCTACCGGTGCTATGGGTCCTCAAGGACCCACCGGAGCTGCATCTACAGCACAAGGGCCGACAGGGCCTACAGGTGTTGGAGTTACTGGCCCGACAGGTCCCCAGGGGGCTACTGGCCCGACAGGCTCCCCCGGGCCGTTCGTAGGTACGTTTACGAACGCTTCTCTTACCGCGGGAGTGCTTACTATCAATCATACGCTTGGTCTTTCGGCTCCATATACATTGATAGTATCAATTTTCGATAACGCGGGAAAACAGATAATTCCCGACGAAGTAACGGGAAGCGCGAACAGTGTAGCCATAGATCTGACAAGCTATGGAGTGCTTACCGGAACTTGGGGGTATAGATATATATGAGAGTAGGAAAAAAGCAAGTCTTAGGAACGCTTAAAGCTGACGCTTTCGTAAAGATATATGATAGTGGAGAACTCGCTGCGTCGGCCACTTCTGTCGCTATTTCAGGGCTTAATGGTGATACGGATGAGGAGTACATTATACGCTGCCGTCTTGTAAGCGGTGCGGCTGATTCAGTATTCGAAATGAGATTAGCCGGAGATACAGGTAACAACTACGGACACCAGTTTCTTTACGGCAATAACACCTCACCGGCCGCGGCACGGGATGTAAAAACTTTTTGGTATCTTGGCGGAAGTGACTGCGATAGTGGAGAAAGTGCGTATTCGGAAGTTAGACTATACGCTAAGACAGGTTTTATCCGAACCGCTTTAGAAATTACGGCGAGTAAAATTGCTACCACTACTATAACAAGTATTTGGCGTATGGGTTTATCCTGGAATGACACTTCTACCAATATTACGTCGATAACCGTGCTTGCCGACCAGGCCAACGGTCTTGGTGTAGGATCCCGTATAGAGGTATACGCGAAAAGGAGCAGTACATAATGAGAACAGGTACGCTTGACGGCATAATTCATGGCGGAGAATTCCAAAAAGTTTATGATTCCGGAGAACTTGGATCTGCGGTTACATCTTTAACAGTCTCCGGGTTAGATGGAGATTCAGAAGTGGAGTATTTAATTCTTTGCCGGCTTATTAACGCGGTAAATGCTACGACTTTTTTCTTTGTGCGGCCTAATAATGATAGCGGAGCAAATTATGGGTATCAATCTGTACGGGGCATAAGTTCGGCCACCGGAGCAGTGCGCGATACATCGGAGAATGGTTTTCGGGTATCGATAAATGGGACACAAAATTCATTGGATTTTAGTAAACACCTTTTACACGCAAAAAGCGGATATGTCCGTACATTTTTATCTTTTATGGGGGAAGAGATTAGAGGTACGACAATCCAGAACGTACAATCTTTCGGCCAATCTTGGAATAACACAGCTGACAACATAACCTCATTGGTATTTTTAGCAAGTGAAGCAAATGGTATTGGGATAGGTTCGCGTATCATCGTTCTTCGTCGCAATGCGCAGTTAGTAGGGCAAAGAACCGGTTCGCTTGACGTCCAGGGAAAACTTAAAGGCGCATTCCAAAAGATATATCAGACTACGTTAGGCGCGGCAGCTACGTCGGTCACTATAAGTGGACTTGACGGAGATACCGATGTGCTATATAAACTCGTCTGTCGTCTTATTGGAAATTCTAACGAAGAATTTAAACTTACTTTCAATACTGATACCGGAGCTAATTACGGCAATCAGCTTGTACAGGGGAGTTCTTCTTCTGCGGCCGCGTCACGGGGTACGGGGGCCTCTTACCATCAAATAGGTGTGACTGGCGCCGATAACGAGATATGTTTTACGAATACTATCTTTTATGTAAAATCGGGTTTTATCCGGACTTTTCTTTCTGAATATGCGGCCTCTATAGCCGGAACGACTGTAGGCAGTATTCGTCTCCGTGCGGGAGTATGGAATAACACGGGGAGTAACATTACTCAAATGGTTATAACCGCCGATACGGCCAGCGGTATAAAAATAGGTTCAGTCATAGAGCTTTACGCGTATAGAGAACAAACCTAAAATACGGAGGAGAATATGGCGTTAGTTGATTTGTATAAATGCGGGTGTATGTGGGAAGAACAGCCGAACGCGGTCAAAGATTCGAAAGTAAAAGGCTATATAAAAAAGACCGAGTGCGCCGCGTGCAAAGCGAAACGCGAAGCTGAGGCTAAGGAAGCGGCGGCGGCGGAAGAGGATCGTAAGGAAAAGGCCGCGCTCGCAGAGAAGAGACAAGCCGCGCTTAATGTTATTGCTGATGCAGAAATCGCGAAAACGGGTGAGGTAAAGTAAAACAATGGCGATTGCGCGTAGAAGGATAGTGCCCGGAGACAGACGGATAGCCGAGGCGAATAAAATCGCTGACAGTATTGATATGCGCATTGTCGGACTTCGAAATTCCCTGGCGAAGATAGGGGCCGAACACAATACCTTTTTAGCTCGGGCGCAAAAAGAACAGGCAGATATTAACGCCTCTTTGAAAAAAAGTAAAGAAGAGCTCGCGCAATTAACGTCGAAGATATCAGTGGCCAAAGCTAAAGACGCCAAAGAACGTAAAGCCTGGACGGAAGAAAAAGTCGCGCTGAAAACCGAACTGACGCAGAAACTAAAAGAGGCCGAACTCTATAAAAATATACAAAAGACTAAGGCGGACGAAGCGACAAAGCACGCTGTCGACTTAAATTCAAGAGTGCTTAATGCTAATATCAATCTCGCTTCCAGGGAGCAAGAGGTTAAGATCCGGGAAGACAAGTGCTCGGCACAAGAAAAAAAGCAAGCCTCAACGGCTAAGGAACAGGCCGTCCGCGCGGAAAAACTAAGTGCTTCTGAGACGAACTATAGGGCCCGCGTCACATTACTGGCGCTTAATGAAAAGACGGCATCTGATATCCTGGCGCGTGAGCACGCTGTAAGACGTAATGAAGCGCGTCTTGATGTTAAAGCTAAACTCGTTCAAGAGACGGGGAAAAAACAAGCTATCGATAAGGCGTTTATCGCCAGGGAAAAAGCGCGGCTTAACCGCGTACGACATTTACAAAAAGAAGGAGTGGTAAAATGAAAAATCCGAATGTGCAAGTAGTCGACTTTTTAAAGCTCGAGGGCGTCACGTCGAAGGTTGTCAACGCGACGGGGACTGTATATCTGTATACTTACCCGACAGAGAAGGGCGTATCATACGCTTTTGAGTACCAGTTCTCTTCCGGCGGCGCGGTAGACGTAAAGCTCGAACTTGAACAGGGTAATGAGCAGTTGACCGCGGCACAGGAAGGCGCGTCAAGCGCTAACTACGTTGTGCCTGAAGATGCGGCTACGTTCGATGCACAGGTAAACGATAAGAACGTGCATATAAAAGCATACGCCCCGGCAGCGACAGGGTATGTAAGGCTTAAACTTACCGGCCAGGGATCTAACGCGGCGACGACAGCTATCACTCGCGCACGCATGACGATGATAAAGGCCGCGTAGTATAAAAATATAGCGAGGTAAATACGATGAGTGGCAGAGCGCATGACATAGGATATGATGAAGGGCCGATACAGGCCAAAAGAATAACCGTCGATACGACAGGTTTTAGCGGTATTCTCGCCGGAGTAACAGGTGATGCGCAGAGTGCTCTCAATCGTATTGATGATGCCGGAGTGACAGGCCCTATAGGCGCAACGGGGGCAACTGGTCCTACCGGCCCACAGGGGGCTACCGGTCCGACAGGCCCGCAAGGAGTTACTGGTCCTACAGGTCCTATTGGCCCTACGGGCGCAGATTCAACGGTTACGGGACCGACAGGAGCTACCGGGCCGAAAGGAGCTACCGGGCCTACGGGACCGACAGGAGCGGCATCTACTGTTCCGGGCCCTACAGGCCCGACAGGCGCTACCGGAGCTACGGGTCCTATCGGACCGACAGGGGCTACGGGCCCGACAGGTCCTATAGGTCCTACCGGTCCACAGGGAGCACAGTCCGGGCAGATATACTATTTCCATCAAGACGCTTCTGATATAGGCGGGTACGAATCATTATTACGAGTACCCTCTGCCGGCGCGGAAAAAGACGAAAGTGTTATAGTCAATAGTGGTAGTGGAGAAGTGCTAATCGACCCTTACGCGACGATAGTGTTAGATCCCGGGGTAGAAGTGCTCCCGGCCGGTGTATGGAGTTTCCATATGCACCACTATGTCGATTCAGCGACCGGAGTAACGCAGTTCGTATACCGAGTGTATAAGCGCGCGGCCGGGGGAGCGGAGACAGAGCTTTTTAATGTTACAACTGCGGAGGTAAATGCGACGGCGGTTACGGGCGTAGATACGATCTATACAGTGCCTTCAGACATTGTTCTTCTTGAAGACGACCGCATTGTAATTAAAGTATATGCCAAGACAACTTCGGTGGGAGACAGAACCGCGCACTTCGTGTACGAAGGGTCTTTAAATACATCGTATGTATTGACGACGCTCGCTATACAGGGCGTAGTAGGTCCTACCGGCCCAACAGGGCCCACAGGAGCGATAGGTCCTACCGGCCCGACCGGAGCAGTAGGCGCTACCGGTCCTCAAGGCGCAACAGGCGCTAAAGGTGCTACCGGAGCAACCGGTCCTACAGGTCCTCAAGGGGTTACTGGTCCGACGGGGGCTACCGGCCCGACAGGCCCGCAAGGTGCTACAGGAACGGGCACTACAGGTCCTACGGGTCCGACAGGTCCTACCGGCCCGGCCGGAGCGACAGGTCCTACAGGTTCAGCAAGTCCGGCATCGGGCACATTTGATAATGACGACCTTACCGCCGGAGTGCTGACTATAACGCACAATGCGGGACTATCGAGTAATTTCCCGGTGCTTATACAGATATATGATAATAACAATAAAATGGTTATCCCGGACGAAGTGACGGGGGCCACAAATTCGGTCGCTGTCGATTTGTCCAGTTATGGAACTATAACCGGAACATGGTCGTACATTTACCTGGTGTAAAAAATGGCAGAAGAAAAGAGATCCTGGACAGAGTATTTTAGGGTGATAACCCCATTTCTATTGTTAGTAATGACCGCTATTGGCGGATCCATAAACAGTAGATTGACGGATATCGATAATAAAATGTTTAAGCATCTTACCAATGACGAACTCCACTGTCCCCGAAGTCTTATGGTTACAAAGGCCGAATACAATATATATCAGACTATGCGCGATAGACAAATGGCTGATATCAAAGATCAACTTTCTCGCATAGAATGCGGTATTGAAGGCCGTTATGTTAAAAGGTAAATTCGTCTGTTATGCCGTCTTCATTTTGCTTATCGCGGCGTGGTGGTTGTGGTTCTTCTACGGAGAATTTATGTGGAGCATAATAAAGAGAGCATAATACGACGATTAGCGAATACTATATGGCAGATTTTCGAGAAGGCAGAGATATCGAACAATGCAGAAGGAAACTGGCGCGTCGCCGAAGACATCGTTAATCGAATCATCAACGGAACCTACGCCCCCGCGGAGTGGCGTAAATTCGTCTCAGAAGAAGATATGCGCGCCTTACTCGAGTTTAGAAAACAAGAGTGTAGATCCGAATGACCTTCACGACCTTATTCATCTTGTCGAACGGTTGAAAGAGATAGTCGATAGGATAGTGTTGTCCGGTAGTAAAAAATAACAGGAGGTATATATGATAATTGTATCTTTGATATTTATAGCCCTTATGTTTTTAGCGTGGGCCATAGGCGGAGAGTACCGCTTCGGCAAAGGTAAGCGCGGACTTCTTCTTGCTATCCCGCTGACCCTCTTTGGCCTGGGTAAGCTGCCCTGGTGGGGACTTGCAATACAGATTCCCTTTCTGTATGGGATCTATCAGTGCTTGAAATACGACCCGGGTATAAGCATGGTCTACGATAAAAACGATAAGCGCGGATGGTGGATTATATACTTAAATGGAGCCATGATAGGGCTCACGGCGCTCCTTTTTAGCGTCTCTACGGGGCATTTAGGGCCTGTTTTTTCAGGTCTTGTGGCCGGAATCCTGGGTTTTAGCGGAGTTGTGCGGTTAGCGAACGATAAAAAGTTCGAACCCTGGCGCACGTGGCTCGCTAAAAACGGGCTACAACGGTTGCCGTATAAAGACGATAAAGGCAATCTCGGTTACTATATTAACTTCAAAGACGCCTGGTGGGTCTGCGAAGGCATAATGGGCGCGATATTAGCGCTTACCCTGGTGCTTGCATGGTAAATTTAAAGTTCGGATTCAATTTCGAATTCAACCGAGATAAGTCCGTAGACAAACTCGTCAAAGAGCACGAAGCGGAGCTCGCAAAACTCAAAGCTGAAAAGGAGAAAAAAGCCAATGGCGACGAAACCCCCGGACGGTAAGTTCAGTCTTTCGTATTTTCTTTTCGGCGGAGGGCTTACAGATTGGCTCCGGCCGTTAGGAGACGATGCCCGTAGGCTGCTCATATACGGGATTATTGCTTGTATTCTCTATGTAGGCATAACGCACTTCTTCCCGCGTAAGCCCCAGGGCAATGTCAATAAGCCCGAAGGGAATCAAAGCGTAGTGCTTACGCCGGGATCCAAAGTCGACCATATCACACAGAGCTTCTCTTCTACGAACGAGCAGAAGGTAGTAGAGAAGCGCCCCTGGTGGCTTCCTATACCCTTCGTATCTGTATATGGCGAGGCCCGCAGTAAGGGCAGCGACATAGGCAGTTATGAGACAGGGGTAGGCGGACAGGTAGGACTTCGAATAGATCTGAATTAAATAAAAATCCCCGAGAGCGTATCGCCCTCGGGGATTTTTTATGCCTTCACGCATTCTCTTCCATCGACACCCTATTTTTTATGCGTAGAGTGCCAATAATGCTCGGCATAAACCGTGCCGGTTATCTTGTTCTTGTACCCGCTATGGAATACCGGCATGAAAGTGTAAGGCGGCAGCACCTTCCCGTGCTCTTTTACGAGCGTTGTCCACAGCCGCGGACCACTATGTATAAAAGACGGAACGAGCTCTTTAAGCTCTCCATGTTTTTCCACATACTCTTTCAATATGTGGTGATTTGGCACAGCGCCGATAGGAGAGTTGGCGATACGCTTATCCCTATCGACGACGAAAGCCGTAAAGAAAAGCCCGTGCCGAAATGGCGCGTCTTCCAGGCTCACTAAACATTTCGAATCCGCGTCCACATATATGCCGCCTAACCGCTCAAGGATCTCCGCGCGGGCTATATTGGCCGCCCCGGAGTAGACTTTCTGCGCGCAGTAAGCATCGTATATCGCCCGGTTTTTCAAATGAAACTTATCGATAGCTTTCTCGTCCCACAGAAAATGAGTGAATTTCGGATTCTTCTCCTTCCACGTGTTTATCAGCTCGACAGGTTTAGGATCCGGGCCTATCCATATCTGATGTATTATCTTAGGGATAGAGTTGAGCCATCCGTACCATAGCTTCGCTTTGCCGTTAACTATGAAGCTGTAGTTATACCCGGTAAAGCCTTCTGCATACTTCTCCCGCTCGGCGTCGTGAAGTATCACAACTCCGTCCGGTTTAAGAAGTGACTTCGCGTGCTGAAGACATTTAACGCGGTTACGCCCATCAACATATATGACGTCGTACTTTCCTTTAGGTTTTAAATACGCGTCCGTGTCTTTATCCGCGAAGATAAGGTTGACGTTTTTGACATTCCACTTCTTGACTTCCTGGAACCATGCCAGGTTATGCTCGATAGACGTCCAGGTATATTCTATCCCTTCTTTTTGAAGCATCGTCGGGAAATATTTCGTGCTGTACCCGGCGCCCCATTCGAGCACATCTACTTTCGAATACTCTTTGAGGGTCGTCTCTACGAAGATACGCGGCTCATCGAGAAGATCCATAGGGAAGTTTAACCGGGAGACAGTCGCGCGGTTAAGGTGTGATCCTTCTTTGACTACCCGCTTAAAGAGCACTTCGCTATTATCCGCGATGGCCGCGAATTTAAGCCAGGGCCCTTTATGCTTCGGCCATACCATTTCGGACATAGCGATATGCGCCTCTTTGAAATTCGGGTTTATCTTTATGGCCTGTAACACGGCGTCCCGGGCCTTTTCTCCTTCGCCTATAGCCCACAGACAGCGGCTAAGCATAAGATATGCGTCGGCTTTTTCCGGCAGCCATTGCGCTATCTCAAGATAGCGGCGATAATAGTGTATAGCCTCTGTCCATTTTTTGCGGTAGTAGTATTCCCGCGCGAGATAGTACGTTTCCCGCACCTTTGACCGGTCTTTATCTACCTCTTTCTGAAGTATGCGAAGCGTCCTATCCGGGTCGAGCTGATGTGCTTTACTATATCCATATACTATTACTGCTCCGGTGTCTATCGTCGCGGCTTTCGATATGTAGTTATGAGCGGCACCTACCCAAAATACTTC